AGGTAACAGACCCAGACATAGGAACTGTGGTCGATGTGGTTTGGGTGGATGGCTACTTTATGACCACTGATGGCGAATTCTTAGTGGTCACAGAATTAAACGACCCGCTTTCTGTCAACCCGTTGAAATACGGTTCATCAGAGGCAGACCCAGACCCTGTTAAAGCGCTGCTGAAACTCAAAAATGAGGTATATGCACTCAATCGCTACACGACTGAGGTTTTTGATAACGTGGGTGGTAGCCTTTTCCCATTCCAGCGCATCGAAGGCGCTCAAATGCAGCGCGGTGTATTGGGCACACATACATGCTGCGTTTATATGGATAACATCGCGTTTTTAGGAAGTGGGCGCAATGAATCTCCAGCCGTATGGATGGGCAGCAATTCGCAAACAGTAAAAATATCGACCCGAGAGATAGACAAACAGCTTGCCGGATACACAGAGGCGCAGCTTGCTTCTGTATTGATGGAGTGCCGTGTAGACAAAGGACATCACCATTTGTATATACACCTTCCTGACAAAACGCTTGTATTTGATGGAGCATCTAGTCAGGTGTCCGGCGTTCCTGTGTGGGTTATTTTTAGCTCTGGCATTTTTAACGATGCGGCCTACCGCGCAAGAAATATCGTCTGGTGTTATGACAAGTGGCTTGTGGCAGACGCAAACAGCGCCGCGCATGGGTACTTGAGCGAATCTATTGGGAGTCACTACGGCGAAACTGTTGGATGGGAGTTTGGCACTTCTATATCTTACAACGAAGGGCGTGGGCTTATATTTCATGAGCTTGAGCTAGTGTGTTTATCTGGCAGGGCTATTTTTGGCATTGACCCATTAATCTGGACTCAATACTCACTAGACGGCGAAACGTGGTCTGTAGAAAAAACAGTCAAAGCCGGAAAACAAGGCGAGAGAAACAAACGCCTCACATGGCTACAGCAGGGGGCTATGCGCAATTGGCGCGTGCAGCGCTTCCGGGGTGATAGCAATGCGCGGCTATCTATTGCACGGCTAGAGGCAAGGGTAGAGCCCCTGATGTTCTAATGGCTACGACTAAGCCCATTACACGCGACCAACTGGCAAAGTTCCTGCCAGACCACGAAACCATCAAAGCATTTGAGCGGCTTTTGAGGGTCACAGCCGACCTGTCTGAAAACGACGTAGCAACACTAACTGCATTGATCGAGGAAGAGGGCTACCAATCTGGGGCTTTAGAGGGCAGATTAGAAGCTAGAACAACCGCCCCATTCTTTGACTACATTGATTTCTCAAAATACCCAAAGCACACAGACAAACCGGCGCGATTGACTTGGAATGGAAGCGACGACACCCTAAACGTTCACCACACGGGCGGCGTGATTCAGCAGGTTGGGCTAGAGCAATACTACAGATTCACCAACACAACAGGGTCAACTATTCCAAATGGATCAGTCGTCGGGCTGGACTTTGTGGGAGGCGCTACCACTGATGATGTAGTGCCATACATTGCCGATGGCACAGTCCCAATGCTTAACATTGTCGGTGTAGTAACACAAAACATTGCTAACGGAGAAACCGGGCGGGCTACTGTTTTTGGCGTTGTTAGAGATGTTGACACCACTGGAACGCCATACGGTGAAACATGGGCACAGGGTGACATACTGTATGCGTCGCCGACTGTGGCAGGCGGTTTTACAAACGTGCCACCCACGGCCCCAGATTGGCGCATACCTGTGGCACTGGTTTTGACCGTCGGAGCTACGGGCCAAGTGTTTTCACGCCCTACCATAGACCAGCCTCTTTACTACGCCGAATTTGTAAAGACAGACACACAAACCCCGGCTGCGATAAACACGGCATACGCGCTGACATTTAGTTCTGTGCGTATTGGTAACGGCTTGACCATCGGAACGCCAGCATCTAGGATTGTTGCGGAGTTCGCTGGGTTGTATAAATTTTCCCACGCCATCCAATTGGTATCTAGTAGCGCCTCTACAAAAAATGTATGGGTGTGGTTTAGGAAAAACGGCACAGACATAGCCGATAGCTCGACTATTGTCTCGGTTGACAGTAGCACCGCGATAGTCGCGCCCGCAATGTCGGTACTAATATCTTTGGCCGCTGGCGATTATGTCGAGCTTATGTGGGCCGCAAGCAACGTGAATGTGAGCGTTCAAACAACCGCCGCCACCGCATTCGCACCAAGAGCGCCAGCTATTGTTTTGGTAGTGACACAGGAGCAGCAATGACCGTCACAGTCTTAAATATCATTCCAGCCAAATCCATATTGGCAGCACAAACAGGGCAGTACACGGCCAACGCCGTGAAAACTGTCATTGATAAATTCACGGTTACCAACGAGTCCGCAGTAGCCCAATCGTTCAACGTGCATTTAGTCCCAAGCTTAGGCACTGCAACAGCATCAAACCGCATTATTTATGAGCGAGATATTGGGGCTGGAGAATGTTATACATGCCCGGAATTGGTAGGCCATGTGCTGGAGGCTGGTGGGTTTATATCCACATCCGCAAGCAATGACAATGTTCTAACAATTCGTGCATCTGGCCGTGAAATTAGTTGATTTTGGGCTGAAATATGCGAAAATACACAAAGCTGAGTTTCACGCCTCCAGCGGCTTATACCTAGGGCAAGTATGACCGTTGAAACATCAGCTTTGCAAACGCTAAATATCAGCCGGTTAGAGTCTGATTTACTAGCGCACACACAGGCAAATTGCCCTGTAGTGCATCGCTTTTTGCCGGGGGTCTACATTCGAGAAGTAACGCTCCAAGCCGGGACTTTGGTCGTAGGGCATAGGCAGCGTTATGAACATGGAAATATAGTATTAACCGGTTCAGTCGCAATGATTGGCGATGATGGGCTAGTGTCTAGCGTTATCAAAGCCCCATTCATTTTTACAGGTAAACCGGGCCGGAAGGTTGGCTATGTACTGGAAACATGCACATGGCAAAACATTTATGCCACAAATGAACGAGACATTGAAAAATTAGAGGCTACGTATCTTGATAAAGGCGATTCGTGGGCGGCAAAGAAAGTCATTAACTTTGCAATTGAATCTGCCAACAAGGAAGCCGATAGAAAAGACGTTATTGATCTTGTGATGGCCGCAGGCTTTACCGAAGACCAAGTAAAGGCACAGTCTGAAAATGAATCAGACCAAATACCCATGCCTGATGGATATACAAGCCTATCAATTCGGCAATCGCCGATTGAAGGATTAGGCATATTTTTAAGCTACCCAATTAAAGCCGGGGACTTAATTGGCCCCGCTCGTTTGACTGGAATGCGTACTCCTTTAGGACGCTATACAAACCATTCAAAAACGCCAAATTGCATGTTTTTTAAAAATGAAGTGGGCGACATTTATATGCGCTCTTTGATTGATATTGAAGGGTGCAAAGGCGGTGATTTTGGCACCGAGCTAACAATTGACTATCGTCAGGCTTTGGCCTTGTCTGGTGTGGAGGTTATATGTCAGCAGTAGCTACTGCGGTTGTAGGTGGTAACCTGTTAAGTGGCTACATGAGTTCTCAGGCTCAACAGGGGGCGGCTGAGACTGCTGCGGGCGCACAAGGTGCGGCAAGTGCGGCGGGCATTGCGGAACAGCGCAGGCAATTTGATTATGTTCAGCAACTTTTACGCCCATATATTGAATCTGGGCAAAGTGCATTAGGGGCACAGCAAAATCTAATTGGCCTTGGCGGGCAAGCGGCTCAGAGACAAGCAATGTCAGAGCTAGAGGGTTCGCCGCAATTTACCGCTCTTATGCAGCAGGGCGAAAATGCAATGTTGCAAAACGCATCAGCCACAGGCGGCTTGCGCGGTGGAAATATTCAAGGCGCTCTAGCCCAATTTAGGCCACAGTTACTTAATCAATTGATTGACAATCAATTTGCAAGGCTAGGAAACCTAACGAGCATGGGTCAAGCCTCTGCAACAGGTCAAGCGGCGGCTGCACAAAATCAAGGCTCAAACATCGCAAGCCTTTTGGCCGCACAAGGCCAAGCGCAGGCAGGTGCTGCACTGGCAGGGGGTCAGGCTCAGGCAAATATGTGGGGAAGTATAGGCGGTGGTATTGGCTCTTTGGGCATGATGCGCTCAGTTGGGATGTTTTAAATGGCACAACCTTTTAACTACATGCTAAATCTTCCAGACCCATCGCAACAAGTGATGGGTGGGATGCAAAACGCGCTCAATATTTCAAATGCTATGTCGCAAAATAGGCTTATAGAACAGCAAGCCTTGTCAGCACAGCAAACACGAGAAAGCCAGCTTGCAATGCAGCAAGAACTGGCTGAGGCATCGCAAAGTAAAGACCCTGCAACTATCTCTAGGCTGATGGTCAAATACCCTCAGCTAAGTGAGCAATTCAAACGCACGCACGATGTTTTGTCTGCCGACGAGCAAAAATCCAAGGTTGCTACTGTGATGCCTATTTATGCTGCATTGCAATCAGGCAATACAGAGGTTGCAAATAGATTGCTTGAAGAAAATGCAACAGCTTTAGAAAATGCAGGCCGTCCAGAGGAAGCAAAAACCGCCCGCGTTATGCTGGAACTTGGCAAAGCAAACCCGGATATTTTGCGTTCGTCCTCTGGCATGTTTTTGGCGCACGCAATGGGGCCTGAGAAATTTGCAGAAACCTATGCAAAACTAGGTGCTGAACAGCGCGCCGCAGACAAGGCCCCTGCTGAATTGTCAGAGGCTCAATCAAAAGCAGCAAAGTCCGCTGTAGATGCAAAGTTTGCTGAGTCTAATGCAGTTGCAGACCTGACTAAAAAAGGTTGGGACGTAACCAAGATTCAAGAAGACATAAAAATCCAAAAAGAAAACGCCCGCATTGCTGCGCTAAATGCTTCGATTGCGCGAGAAGGCAATGCGCTTAAAAAGCAAGAAATGGGCTTAAAACTGCAAGAAATGCAGGATAAGCGCGAGGAATTAGTGCGTGGGAAAATTGGGGAGGCAGAAACAGCCCGCGCTGATATGGATAATTTCTTGAATACCGTTGATCGCTTTTTAGGTGCATCAGTTGACAAGAGTGGCAAGCCCACATCTACCATCCGCGCAGCTACTGGCCCGATAGATCAAATGTTCCCAACAATGCAAACCGATGTTGCGGACTTGGAGGCACTTGCCGAAACAATTGGTTCTCAGGCTTTTATGGCGCAAATTCCAAAGATGAAGGGCACTGGCGCATTGTCGGAGGGCGAAGGCAAAAAGCTACAAGCATCATTGCAAAACTTTAGCTTGAAACAAAGCCCCGAGAGACTTATTGAAAACATGAAAGAGGCGCAGCGTCTAATTCTAAAAGGGCGCAGCAATCTTGCGAAAAAGTACGGGATCCCAGAAAGTGTGCCTGATACACCATCCGCAGAGCCTAGCGCTGGCGATATTGATGCGTTGCTGAAAAAATACGGTGGGCGCTAATGGCAACAATACCGCAATTAGAAGCAGCCCTAAGAAACGCTGATAAAGCTGGCGACATGGATGGCGCTAGAAAATTGGCGGCTGTGCTTTTGCGCGCAAGAGAAAACCCGGCAAACGCTATACCTGACACGGTAGTGGGCGAAACAATGCCAGACTACCAAGCGCCAAGCGCAGGGCAGCAAGTAGTGGGTGCTGGCGAGGCCGCGCTTACAATGGCTACAGGCGCTACAGGCGGCACTGTAGGCATGATTGGCGGCACTTTAAAAGGATTAGCAGAACAAATTCTTGCTGGTAACTTTGGTACGCAAGAGGCGCGAAGGATGGTCGAGCAATCAGCCATGCAAGGCGCTCAGGCCCTTACATACGCGCCACGCGGACAAGCTGGGCAAGAGCAAGTACAAGCTATTGGCGGAGCGTTGCAAAATCTCCCGCCAGTAGTGCCTGCCGTTGGTCCTGCTGGTGGGATTATTGCTTCCATGCCAGCCGTAACCGGGGCCGTTGGCAAGGTTGCTGCTCCAGTTGCAAAGATGGCTGCAAAACTAGCCCCTGCTGAGAAAGTTGCCGCAGAAATCGTGCCAGAGATTAGCGGTGAAAAACTTGGCTCTTTGATTAAAAAAGCAAGCGGTGGCACGGTTAAAGCTCAAGAGGAATTAGCCGCACTGGCAAAAATAAACCCAGAGGCAAAAGCCGCAGCCGATAGACTTGGTATAGAGCTTCCTGCCGATGTGTTTAGCGATAGCCCATTAATCAGAGAAGCCGCAGGGCTTACTCGCTCTGTGGCTGGCACTGAGCCTTCTGCCCAATGGCGCGATGTGGTCACAAAAGCCGCAGACCGGGCTGATGAATTGATGCGTACTATGGACGCAAGCCAAGACGTTGCAAGCGTTTCAGATAACGTTATTGGGTCGCTTACAAAAACACGCGAAGGGCTTTCAACTGCGAGCAAAAACATCTATGAACAAGTAGATGCGCAAGTCCCAAAGTCTTCACCAGTCCAACTTCCAAAACTGCGCGAAACTCTGGAAAAGATAAAAAGCGAAGTTGGCAATGAAGGGCTTTCAGCGCCTGAGAAATCAATGCTCAAAATGTTGGACACAGAGCAATTGACTTATGGCCGTTTGGCAAGGGAGAAAAGTTTAATCGGCAAAGCTATTGAGGGCAAGGATTCGCCTTACGGCAACATGGAGGCTGGGGCCTTAAAGCGCCTTTACGCCGCCCTAGCAGAAGATCAATTGACCAATGTTGCGGCGATTGGTGGGGATGAGCTTCGCAATCAGCTTCGCGGCGCTAATATTCTTTTTTCCAAACAAAGAGCGCTTGAAAAAAGAATCGTTAACTCTTTTGGCAAAGAGGCTCATGGCAGCATTGCAAGCCTCATGCAAAGGGCTATTACATCCGGCTCAAAAGGCGATGCAGCGCCATTAAACAAGCTTCTAAAGGTAGTGCCACCAGAGCTACAAAAAGAAACCGTTATGACTGCGCTAATGTCTACAGTCAAAGCAAAAGGAGGATCAGAGAAAGGCGGGTTTGGGTTTTCTGAATTTTCCTCCACAT